CCATCAGCTTCACGTGCGCGGCAGCCTTGCCAGTCAGCAAGGGGATGAGTTCCGGGTGCGCTTCCACGCTTTCGCGCAAGGCGTTCAGAATCAACTGCTTCACGCCGGGATCGCCTCCACCGCTCGGTTCAGCGCGTCAGCCAACGCTTTCAGCGCGTCCGAATCATCACGCGCGTTCATCTCAAACGCCCGCTCAATGTCTTTCTCAGTTCGGCACTCAGGCAACCGCTCACGAATGCCAACCGCTAACTCTTCCGGCAAAGTCTTGCACACCCACGGGAAGTCAAGCGACTTGCCCTGTCTCAGTTTGCGGAACGCGATATCCTGCCAGTGCTCCAACTCGCGCAATTGCTCAATCGTCAGGACAGTCGGTAAACTCTTTTCCGGCTCTTCGACTTCCGGCTCTTCCACGCGCATTTCCACAGGTTCGGGCTCAGGTTCAGGCTCAGGGTCCAGTTGTTCGTATTCCACGCCAGCCGGTAAGTCAATCCCGATTACTTGCGCGGCGATGGAAGGTTTCATCCCAGCCGCGACATAAGACGCGAACGCGCTCGCACGCTGGACTTCCTCTTCCTGCCCGTGTTCGCTCATCTCTGGGCGGAACTCCCAGCGCAAGCCCATCGGCGCAAATAACTTCGCGTTCAGCTCCCCTTGCACGAACATCAACCAGGGCACAACCGTATCGCGAAACCAAACCGCGTATTCTGTCTTGGCAGTGGCGTAATTCGCGGAGTTCGAAAGCAGAAGCGATAACGGCATTCCAGCCGCCATCGCGATATCCGCCAGTTTCTCATCGTGCAATTGCGAACCGGTCAGGTTGTCAATGCCTTCCCCGATAGTCTTGACATCCATCGTGTCAGCGGAGATCACCTTGCCGACATACTTATACCAACCGTGTACAATCTTGTCCCACACGCTCTCAATCTTTTCGCGTTCCTCGCGCGTCTGCACACCGGAGACCTGGAGTAAAGCGGGCTTGATACCGCCGCGCTGAAAGAAACTTTGCACATAATAATCGGCATAAAATAGCACGCCAGCAGCCGCCATCAACGCGCGGAACTCGCTGTTCTCAGACGGGAGCAGCTCGGTGGTATGGTCGAGCCGCCACATCCAGAACACGCGCCCGTCTTTCAGCGTGTAATCGCGCGACTCAGAGCCAAGCTGGCGTTTGAAGCCGGTCAGCCCGCTCCACTTATCCACAATCGGCGTGATGCTCGTTGGTACGATATAGCGCAAGCGCGAACGCTGGCGCGTCCCATCCTCAAGCATCCCATACGCGGTGTTGGTCATAAACAGCGACAACCGCCAGAGCCGCAATAGCTCGCGCGGGTTCTCCATAAACCCGATTTTGTTCTGCCAGTTCTCAGAGCTGTCTACTTCCGTCTCACCGCGCATAATCGCGAAGGGAACGTTCGCAGCCGCGTCAGCGGTCATGTTCGCAACCCGATACACCGCCGCAACGCGGGAGTAAAGTTCCTCGTCATTGCTCTGGTCGGGTTTGCCGGTTATCCAGTTCCAGGCGGAGTCGGGATACTGCGGTAAGTCAATGTTCTTTACAGTCGCGCCGTCAGTATAAAAGTGTAAAGTCTTCGGCATCCTTTCTCCCTAATCGTATGAACTAAAAAACCAGCGGTCGGTTGATAACCCATTCCAGGCAATCGCCAGCGACATAACACAGTCATCGTGCATTCCGTCCGGCGCGGAGTAAGAGAACGAACCAGACGCGTTCCGCTTCGCTTCGAAACTCAGCAGCTCACCAACCAGCACAGGCTCGTCTAAGACTCGAATCAGCCCATTTTCGAAGGCTGCTTGCAAACTCTGAATAATCGCTTGCTTCGTTGCCGAAGTCGTGGTAAAAGGCACAATCGCCAGCCCGCGCTTCACCAGTTCGTCAATCACCGGCCTGCCGATTGAGTTCGCCTCAACCGTCATCGAAGTCAGGCGATAGCGCGAGTAAACAGCCTCAAGCCGGTCAATCAGCACCGGATAATCCACGCGGTTGAAGCGGTCGAGGTACACCATCTCTTTTGATTCCGCGTCAATCACGCTCACGACTGTGAAGTCCACGCTCGAAGCCACGTCCACGCCGGCGATGTAATTGCGCCCTTGCTCAGGCTCGCGCGGGGAAAGCGTTGCCGCTTCCTGCACTCTGCGGAACACGCCGCCCTGGTCGTCTACGAACTCAGCGAGGATTTCCTGTCGGTAAATAATTTCCGGCATAGTTGCCTTCATCGCGTCAATTTCGCTCGACAATATTGTCGGGTTAGCGGATGTCGGGAATTGCCACGATCGCCACTCTTGATTCAGCGCGTCCTGCCCTAAGTTGAAAAGTTGATAAAAACCGTTCCGCCCTTTTGGCGTAGACTTGAAGTAAGCATCGCCCTGTAAATCCACCAGCGTTGGTCTGAGTACCGCGTTCCAGATATCGAGTAGATCGCCGACCATCGCGCATTCATCGAATATCAACCGCTTGTATTTCCGACCGCGAACCGCATCAGCCGCTTCAGCCGACCACATCTCGATTACTCCACCTGTGATTAGCTCAAGCCGGTGCTCTTGTTCGCTCTTGTCTTTTTTTAGCGGCGTGAATGTGTTCACAAACTCGCGCCAGACTTCCGATAACATCTTGTATGTCGGAAACATCACCCCGACCGGCTCACCGGCTAATACCACCGGGAACGCCTCGAATATATCCAGCTGTGTTTTGCCAAATCGCCGTCCGCAAACCTCAACGTTAAATCGCTTCGCTTCGTCAAGTATGCGCTGCTGTGCATCGTGCGGCTCAGGCAGCGTCAGTTCTATTCTGCTTGACATACTTTACGATGATCTCAAGCGGACCCGAATCCGCGCCGGTGACTTCTGCCTTCTGTGGAACTTTCCCAAGACTTCGATCAATAATTTCTGTCGCAACTGCCTGCTTTATTCTGTCATCTCTGACTTTCAGCCCTGCCACTTTTACTTTTGCCGCTTCCTCGACCGCGTCCGCGAGTAGCATACTTGCGCGAATCGCCTTGTCTTTTCGCAAGTGTTCAGCTCGGATATTCAAATCCTCAATATCGCGTTTACTCAACCACCCTTGCGAATAACCACATTTTCTCAAAGCTTCCGAGTTGCTAACGGCATCAGACCGCGCTAAAACATAGGCGGTCTCTCGCTCGTCAAGCCCATCGAAAACCTTATCCAAATTTGTCATTGTTTTATCCGGCTTTTACCTTCGCCTCGAACACCAGCGGAACGCCCTCGCGCTTCGCTTCAATCAGCATCGCCATCTGTGGAATCGCTGATTCCGGCAGATCGAGCGTGATCCGAATACCGCCGTCTGCAAGCGTCTGCGCTTTCGCGACAATTGCGTCAAAGCGGATTACAGGATTAGCCGCCAAACCTCAACTGTCCTTTCCAGCATCCGTTCCCACGTCCACAGGCACTCGCGCCCGCCGATGAAGTCAGTTCGCAGAACCAGCCCGTCACTCATCGCCGCCGCCCAAAGCGTTCAGCCGCTCGGTAAGCTCCGCCACCTGCTTCTCAAGGTCGCGAATGCGCTTATCGCGACATTTCACCGCATCGCGCAGCTTGTCCACCTGCGCTTGCAAATCCGTGTTTTCCTGCTGCAAATTCACTATCGTAGCCTCACGGTCAGTAAGCGCAGAACGCAAGCCAGATACTTGCGTTTCCAGATGATCTACCTTTTCCGCCAATTCATCCGCCCGATGGTTCAACGCGTTGATGCGCGTCTCGTAGGCTTGCGACAAAGTGGCAAGGCAGTCCGCTGCAACCTTCTTGCGGTTGGCAAGCGCGTTCACGATAACCGCGCCCAAGCCTCCACCGCCCAGAACAGCAGCGATTAATGCGGTGATAATCTCCGGCGTCATCCCTTTCCCTCTGGTGCGTCCTCGATAATCAGCACTTCGCCGGGGTCAGTCAGGTCGTGAAGCAGGTTCGACCCGCCGCCAGCCACAATCGCCGTCAGAATTTTCCCGACAAGCTCATTCGGGATGTAAGCCGCGAACAGGTTGACATTCGCGAGCCAGACGAACACGCCCGCCAAAGCCCATGCCACGAACATCAGCCAGAACTTGTCCCAGCCGTACTTGTCGAAAATCGGCGTGATTAGCGCGGCAACCAGACGGTTCGCCAGTACCATAAAGCCGATAACAATCCCCAATACTGTCACATCAAATTCCACAATCGCCTCCGTTAGTGATTATGTCTATCCTCGTAAAGATGAGTTTCTGTCCTGCACCCGTTTAGCTTGAATTGGGGTTTTTCTTCCACAATGCCGTCATTCATGTCAATTGAGAGGTGGTGATTATTTTTATCCGAATCAAGTTCCCTCTGATAGGACTGCATCCAAGCCAGTAACCATTCGTCCCATCCAGATGAATCACCGCCGTATTTTTCAATGCAGCTGGCGCACAGCTGCTGATTATGTGGAATAGGTTTGCCACAAACACAATTTCTCACCATTAATGTGCTCCTATAATCTATGGAATAGCAAGGGGTATTTGTGTACTTTTGCTCTCGTATTATCTTTCGGCGGTATCTTCTATCATCACGAGTCAAAAACCGAAACCACTCTGAGTTTTCATAATCCGGAAAATTCTTTTGCAAACAATATTTGCATATCTCCAAATGAGCTATCGTAAGCCCGCCACACATAAAGCACTTCTTTAGCTCCAGCCCATTTTCTACCGCAAATTTCCTAACTCTCGCATTTCTGGCTTTGATACCATTCCAGGAGCTATCGCCGCCGTCGGTAATATTCAACAGGTCATCGTATATCTCGCGATAATGTGCGATCCAGTAAATCTCTCGTTCTTCCCAATCACTCAGTTCGCACTTTTCTAGCACGACCATTTCCGGTTTCATCTTTAGCTTTGCGAGACCTTTAATCCAGTTGTCTTTTCTTGGGTTTGAGCTATCGGCCAAGTGAAGATGCTGGTCGAGCCTCTTATTAAGGCATACTGTTTTCCCGACATATCTAACCCTGTCATATCTTGGGTCAATTAATGAGTAGATATAAGCTATCTTTTGCATATCCCTCTGAGTATTTGGCTAATATATGAGTACGTGTAATCGATCCTGACCCCGATCTCCCTTGTCGTGTACCCCTCGCAGAACAGCATCAGGATTTTCTGCTCACGCTCAGGCAGCGTCTTGGCGTATGCAACCGCGTCAATCAGCACGTCCATGTCGGACATGTTCTCCGCGCTCGCGCCTTCCAGCAAACCGTCAAAGTCTATTGGGTGTTCCGTAATCGTCTCCAATCCACGCCCTCGTGCAATAACCAGGGGTGACCATCGCGCACGATCACCGCGCCGAGCTTATGCGCATCCCTCCGCGCGTCCCGCTGGCTGGCGTAGCACAATCGTGCCTCGTCTACGCA